GTCGACTGTAGATGCGCCACCGGGAAGTCCGGCGTGGCCGATGATGAACGGGGTCGTTGTCCCTGGTGATGTCGAGGTAACTCCCGTAAGTCCTGTAAAGCTTGGTGGTCCGAAGTAGCCGAATGGAAGATATAGCGAGTTGGCGCTGCCTTGTTCAACAGCCTCGTTAATCTCTACATAAACAAAGTCAGATTTGTTGTCGTATTCTCCATAAGTCTTCAGACGGCGTTCGTTTGAGTCCCAAGAAGTATACTTGGTACCAATCTTGCGGCCGATATAATCGGGAGAAGTAGGATCCAAAGTACAGTTATCAAAGCGCTCGATTACCACAACCTTGTTGTCGGTGTCGCGAACGTCTCTCAAAATAACAGAGAATGTTCCATAATCAGAAACTCTAGAGCTTGATTGGCGAACCTTAGCAATTGATACCTTTACGTTCTTGTGCAGCCATTCACCGTGTCCGCGTCCTTTGAGGCGGAATAGCTTCTGTTGGGCAGCCGGAGCGTAGTTAGCTGCGTCTCCGCTTAGATCCTGACCAATAAACCAACCAGCAACAGCTTCGCGTGAAGCCTGCTTCATGTCTTGTGGTCCAGTTCCGGTTGAACCACTGAGTGCGATGCCTAGGATAACTCCTTGAAGGCTCGTGTCAGTGGTGAAATCTAGATCGCGCAGTTGTTGCTCAAAAGTCTCTCCAACCCAGAAGTCCTGTAATGAGGCACTTGGGTAAAATCCTCCTGCGAGGAGTTGAGGGTTAGTGTTGAGCTTTCTGCGCACAAAGTTGGCGCTGTCGTCATTAAAGTTAAACTTGAATTCTTGCCCGCCATTCAGGGTACCACTAACAACAATATTGAACAACCCTTCCGAGTCTGTTCCTATTAAAACGCCCTGTTGTGTGATGCTGCTGCCGCGGTTGGATGGAGCGACCGCGGGATCACCCCCAAGGCTAAGAGGAGTTCCCTTAAGAGATATCGAACCCGTGTTCATATAGAAGATGGCTGCTAATACAAGATCGTTATCAGCTGCTGTCAGATCCGCAACCGTTCCCGATTGACAGACCCAGAGTCCATAAGCACCACCAACTGCTGCGGGGTTAGTGCCGAGATCTTGAGATGTTTCCCAACCTGCACCTGCGGCGCCGCCAGCAGAGCCACCGGTTGAGGTCTGTTGACCAAGCAAGCGCATGTAAGTAACTGGTGCGACAGATGGCTGCAGGAACGCCTTCGCGGCGTATGTGCCGTACATTGGCGATTGATAGTTTCCATCACGGTAAACATCGTTAGCGCCGCCGGCGCCTGGTACAGTGTCTCCGAACGCCTGAACAAACTGCGAATATGATTCGACTTTGATCGGCTGCATGGCCAGACCGCGAGACGATCGACCAATAACTACTGGTCCGATTTCTTGTGGGTTTTCTGGGCGAAAAGAATTGTCAATTTCATTGACAAAGACACCCGGCGATACAAATTTAAAACTTTTTACTGACATGTTGCTTAGTCCCTCTTGTGATGCGTGCAAGATTGTATTATAGTGCAATCATAGATAAATAGTGTGGGTATGGTCGAAAAGCTGAAAAAGGACCCTGAACTAAGCAGAAAAAAGCCCGCTGTGTTCAGGAACTGTCAGAGAACCATGGTACGTCGCCTGCTGGCATCTCTCTTTCGGAAGGAAACTGATATTCTACCGTATTTTCGTCAATCCTAACGATGGGTCTATCATCATTCTTTCCCTCGCCAATAAGATAGCCTAGAACCTTGATTGTGATCTCGGTAGTAAACATCCTCATCTCTTCTGCGAGGTTTGACACGTTATTACTTTGGGCAAAGCTCTGATCGATGAACGCCTCGTATAGGTGTCCGTTTCGGCGCATCACAAAGGTGTTCGCCTGTCCGGTGCGAGCCATGAACGGGCTGACTAGCGAGTTCATCTGCTGTTGGTATTCGCTCTTAATCACTATCTTATAGTCAACATTAACATATACTGGGAGCGGTATTGACAAAGTTTGGACCACTACCTTCTTGTTCTTTCTCGGATAATATGGTTGTCTCTTTACTTCTAAGTTTGTGCGAGTATTGCCTACGGTGGCAAAGTTGCGAGTCTTGTCAGGAACTATTCTTTTCGCTAATACAAATCTACCAGCGCGCCCATTCTTATCTTTCGAATAGTAGTTTGCTTGGAACACCCCACGCTTCGCAGGATCTTTGGTAATACCAGTCCTTTCAACACTTATAATTGGGAGTTTAAGAGCACCTCCATCATCTCGGAGTTCTTTCTTGTGCTTTATTTGATATGATCGCTCTGGCACCTGCCATATAACAGGTACTTGAGTGAATCCTTCGTTAGTGTGGGTTTGTAGGTCTAGGTCCTTCTTAAGCCACGATACAAGGGAGAAGTCAATATTCTCGATTGTAGAAGCCAACATACCCACTTCTTTAAGTGTGAGTTGCCCGTCCTCTCCCTCTGGGAGCATTGCAAAGTCAAAGTTATCAGGTAGCATCGAAAAGCCCCTTTCTTGCGCGCTTGCAAACTGCATGCACTTCAAATGTTTGGTCGACCTGTCCGAACAGCTTCTTGGGCTCAGATAACTTAACTATTTCATAATAGAAGTCACCGTACAGTACAAAATCGCCCTCGCGAACGAACAAGTTTTGATCTTCAGTCAGTCGGCGCTTATGAAAATGCACATTAATCTCCCACGACATGTCGATTCCCGCATTCTCCAAATAGCTTGTTTCGAACTGCGTGAAATCAACCAGCGCATATACTCGGACTGGTGGGAGGTAGGTTTTCTCTATTGCTTCCCCATATAACTCATGGAAGTCCGTCGTTTCGAGATCAATCGGATAATAAAGGATCTGTTGCCCAATGACCTTTTCAATTAGCTCGTCATTTACCTGCTTGACAAGATTTCGCTCTTTCTCTCCCAAAAACAAGGGAGCAGGCGGAGCAGGTGGTCTTTTCCATTCGTTATCTGACATTTATCTAACCCACCATGATTGGAAGCGGCGAATATTTTAGCGTTTCAGCTGTTGCTACTGCTTTTTCTTGATCATCCTTTGCTAATTGGACATATTCCATCTCTTTGAGTAGCTCTCGGAGCTTGTCTCTTAACGAGTCTTGTTCAGCTTTAGCTTGTGAAAGTAGATCCGAGTGATTTAACGTAACTGATTCACCCGGAATTGGAATTGTGGTGAACTTTCCTCGGATTTGTCCCAGCATCTCTTTGCAGAGTGCTAACGAATACTTGCGGATCCATTGTTTACCAATAGCGTTGATGTTTTCGTAAGGAATGTTGCCGAACGGGGCTGTATTAATGTTGTTGATGCCGTCGACGCTGCCAGATGGTCCCGCTCTGCCTTCCCATGCGTTGTCTTCTACATAAAACTGAACCCAGATACGGCTCATTTCGCCAAGACCCCAATAACTAGGCATTGGAAACAGGCGCAATCTACCATCGATTAACTCATATGAGTAGTTTGATGTTCTTGTCCTTAATGAATCTTCATACATGATGGCTTGCATCTTGTTTTGCCATGTAGGAATAATCTCGAAAGTAGAGTCATCAGAGAACTGTCCATACGTCGACATATTGCCTACGACACCAACTCCTCCGTAGTATCCATAGAAGCGCCACATTGCACGAGGCGAACGGAAGAACACCTTGGTAACGTTAATGCGCTTATTGTTGACTTTTCCGGCATAATCGACCGCAATACCGCCATCATCCACACCAGAGTCGGATGCGTCCATGATGATTTGCCGAATGTCGTAATCCTGCTTCCCTGTGGCTGGTGCAAACGATGCTGAGTAGTATCTGACGTCTCCGCCCATACCAGCATACGATGTAAGTCCGTCTGCGATGTTTCTCGCTGACTGAAACTTGAATTTTGGGTATTTGAGTGCCACATGTGTGCCGCTTAAGCTCGAAGATAGCGGACTGGCAATCATGTCGCCCAAGTGGTTAAATGTACCGGTAGTGTTGCCCAGCATTGTGCCGAGGGCATTTTTACCTTGATGGAGGTTAATGATATATGAGTATTCTAATACTGCTTCTTCGTAAGCTGCGTATACGTTTGACGGGGTTAACTCAATGTCAACAACATCGCCGCCAAGCTTCTTATATACATAGGCTACCTGAGCAACCGCTCCTGTAATGAACTCGGCTGAGCCAGTATAAGCTCCAAAGGGAAGTGATGTCGCGACTTTGATCGCACTTCCGGTCGATGTAAGTACGATGGCGCTAGTTGTCGATAGTGGTTGAAGATCAGTTGGCATATATAGAAACTCCTGCTGTAGTAAGTAGTCTTTTATGTCTAAAGGATCCTGCCCGGGTTTGGAAAAACGAAAATCTCAAAAAATTGGGGGCCATATTTTTTAGGATATTGGCATTTTCATAAAAGAAAACCCCCGCCAAATAACTGAATACTTGGCGGGGGTTTTAAATTTAGCTACTGATTATTTATCAGGCGCCGCTCAGTCCGAGAAGTCCGCGGACGATAACGAGTCCATAGAGGTCCGGACGAACCATCTTCTTGGCATAACGAGTCATCACGCCCTTGCGAGGCACGAAGTCTTCTGGTCCAAAGATGGTAGGAGTGGTTTGCAGTGGCACATAAGGTGCGTATACATATCCAGATTCAAGGAAACTGGAACCACGACGACCGACGAGAATCACGTTTCGGAGGAAGTATGGGTCAACGATGACGTCAAACTTCTTGGAAAGTGATCCAACCTTAACAGCACCAACGGAACCCTTATCGTCATCTGCAGTAACAGATGCGCGGAATCCGGCGGTGAACTCAAGGATGTTGGCAACCTCTGGAGAACAAACGATGAAGTTTGCGCCGCCACGAAGAGTCTTGCGATGGATTTGAGCAGAAACATCATTGATTGTCTCAATGAGGGTTTCATACCATTCGCTGACAGTACCAGTGAAGTCGGGAGCCTTTGCAGACGCACCAATCTCGGCACCAGTTTCGCGGTTGAGGAACATACCGGGGGAACGAGCCCAGTAGTATGTTGCAGCCGTTGCACCATTTACAAGGTCAGCGAGGATCTCACGGTCGATCTCAAGAGCAATCTGCTCAGAAAGAATCGAAGTAAGTTCTACCTCTGCATCCAAGTTGTGGTAAGCGTTGAGGTCTTGACCCAATTCGGGTGTCCACTTCGCTTTCAACTTCTTGGTCATCGCTGTGATAGCGATACTGTCGACCTTGATGTCGATTTCTGGGATTGAAGGTTCATTTTCAAGACCCCATTCAGTTTGACCAACAATCGAGCCCATTGCTCCACCATTCGTGAGATCATCGTCCATGGCCCAAGAAACAGTGTTCTTGGAGGACGTAAGTCCGAAACGAACCGCGTTCGCGAGGGCGCCCGGGGAACTGTCATCGTAACCATCAACACCAGTACCAACCCAGAATGTGAGAAGGCGTGTACCCGCCGTAGCCGGATCAGCGTTACCACTAATACGTGTAAGACGACGAATCAAACGTGCTCGGCCGGCGTCTTGACCATTGACAATCACAGAGTTACCTAGAGAGGACGAGACACTAAACGACTCTGGTCCTTGGAAGTTAGCCTGATCAAGTCCACTACAAAGAATACTAACACAAGCAACGGTAGTACCCGTGCTGCCGGAAACGAAATCGGCGTCATAGCGCGCCGCCTTGTCAATGCCTGAAGCGCCGGTCAAGTGTCCGAACTGTCCCCAAGCAACCTCTGTGGGAGTCAATGTAATGTCGTCTGCTGCAGCAGATCCAGTTGGAGACGAATAACCATTATTAAGGTTATATGCACCACCTGCGATACCAACACCAGAACCATCAAGGTCCACACCGTCTTTGAGTTCAGAACCTACCACGTTTCCGCCGTAGAGCGAACCAGACCATTTGTAGCCTAGACGAGAATATTGGTCATCAACACCTGCGCCATTATCACGACTTACTGTGAAGTCAAGGAAGAAGATGAGACCACTTGGTAGACTCATCGGTTGAACGCTAACAAGATCGTTAGCAATCAGTCCCGCGAATACACGACGAACGATTGGGAATGCGACAGCTGCAAAGCCTTCAACATCACCACCCGCCATTGTAGAACTCTCACGGAGAAGCTCTTTTGCTTGGTTCTCAAGCAAACGTGCCATAGTTTGTCGGGTGCGACTAGAATCCAGTCCTTCGAGTAGACCTGTCCGCTCCCATTTAGTTAACAATGCATGCCCTTCAGCACGCATATCACGATTGACAACACCTTCGGTCAATCTATCAATAATACCAGCCATTTTTTAAATACCTCCTGTTTATTGTATTTGTATCTATTTGATACCTGCTAGTCTTTTCATCCTATCCGAGATTGGATCGGATGATGTGCTTTCCTTGCGGGAAGCACGCATAACAGAAGTTCGATGGCGACCAATTGCTTCGCTAAGTGATTTTGGCTCTCTCTTAGGAGAACTCTCCACTGTAGTTTCGAGCGTTTGATGAATCATCTTCGCCTCTGTTACAGAACCAGCTCTCGAAATAGCGTCAGCAATCTTAGTTTTTTGCCGCTCATTTAGGGAGGTATTTCTCAAAACACGGTTCGTGTAAAGCAAGCGAGCGTTAGAAAGGTTCACATGTTGTGTTGCTTCCTTCAACTCTGTTACTGCTTGCTTGTGTTGTTTAAGGGACTCTTTCAGTTGGTTATTTTCGAAAACCAACTCTTCTTGAGCCTTCTTTAAAGTTTCTAGTTCATCTTGCATATCAGTGCTGCGGCGGCGCGCGAGAGCTTTTTCCATCTCCCACTTCATGCTCTCTGAGGAGCGTCCAGCCCAGCCCGATAAGGATGCGTCCATATCTACTGTAAGTTCTTCGACGATAGAGTCAATGATATCATCGGACATTTCAAAAGATTCGCCTAGACCGCCTTCATCGCCATCATCCGTAGCTTGAAATTGCTCAGTCTCGGCATCTTTCTCTCCTGCACTCTCTTCGCCGGCGGTTTCGCCAGTTATGTCATCAGCTTCCTCTTCAATAACTTCGTCGTCAGTGGAGAGCAGTTCTGCTAAATCTTCTTCTGTAATGTTAATCTCTTGTTCGCCCTGAAGCTGTTGTACTGCTTCTTGAAGAGCATCTAAGTTAATCTCTACTTCAACTGGTTCGCCAGTGTTAGGCAGTCCGGAGAGGTTCTCGCCGTCAAGCTCGCTAAAATCATCAGTTGCAGCAAGAGGGATATCCTCAGCCACGACTTCACCGTCGCCAGTTGGGACAACTTCCTCAACGCCAGCCGGTGGTGCGGGCTCTTCTAAGTCCAGCCCACCAAGATCAGCTTCTCCACCCAGACCTAGATCCAAATCGGGCTCCTCTTGCTCTAAGAGCGCGGCCATGGCAGTTCTTACTTCGTCTGAATACTTGTCAATAACTGCAGTTTCTGCGTTTTTTAATGCTGCCTCGCGTAATGCCTTTGCGTCAACAATTGCATCTCTCAATAAATCGGACATCAATATACTCCTGAAATGAAATGGTACTATTTCACAATAAATAGTGTTGCGGGGATCAAAAACCCCTTTTTATATATAGACTATAGATCAATGTAATTATATTCCCACACACATGTAACGTTGACGTTATTGGAAGCCGCATCGGGATCGATTGCGATCCCCACAATATTGCCCTCTCCAAAATGTTCTGAGCCGGTCATAGAGAATGTGACGGTAGTATTTGCGCTGCCCATAGTCACTGTGGTTCTCTCCACTATATCAGCGGCGCTGGCGCCTGAAAAGTTCGCAGTTCCGTTGGTGCCTCTGTACAAATCCAAAGTTACGGAGCCGGCCTGGGCGCCTGACATACGAACGAGTGCTTTAATAAGACGACCATGTGCCGGTGCAACCATGTGGTCTAGGTAGGTGGGAGTGGTAGATTCAACAGTAGACATAAAGGGAATGAAGTACGCAGCTATTCCGCTGTTGGCAAAGTTATGAATAGTTGCTTGCAAACTCTTAGCACGAAGAGAGCCAGAAATAGTAACGTCCACAGAAGAGGATATATAACTATTTGTAACCGTCAATCTGTCAGTGCTATTTGTTTTAAACGAAATTTGATCAGATCCAAAATCAATCTGGGTATCTGTGTCGTTTTCGTTTTTAATGTCTCCGAGATCTCTTGGTCCCTTTGAGGTATTATAAGCCATTTATATATGTTCCTTTGTATCTGCTTTCATAGTAAGTAGAGAAATTTAGTGTCAGGATCCCCGACCATTGATAATCCACCAAGTTTTCCCATCTGACTGGAAGGATCTGCTCGATGTTGTCATCTTAAGTATAACTTCCTCGTATATATCTAGAAGTCCGCCGGCGCTTTTGATAACGAGCTTGTTGCCTTTAATACGATACTTCTCGGAATTAATAAGTTTGATATTTAAAACTCTGCCATCATTCTCGGATGCATCTGGCAATATTACGCAAACCTTATTATCGGCTGTGTCTGCCAATACTGTGTAGTCATCAGCTTGAACTTCATATTCTGGGGTGTTTGTGTGTGTGATCTTCTGGTAAGTTGCTCCTTGGGCACGTAAGGCGCCTTCTGCTACTAGCTCGTCTTCTATCCGAGCAGTCATAGCATTCAGGGTGCCAGCTAAATTAAGTGTGTTCTTTTGCTCATCAAAGCGTAAAGTCTCGGCGCCACCAAATGTGTTGCCCTTTCTAAACTGAAGGCTTTGGCGATTGCCGCCGGGGTGGTGTCCTTTTGTTTTGATATAATCGCGGTACAATTCAGCAAATGTTGTTTGACGTAAGCCGTTCTGTGATGTATCAAATAGGAGTAGCTTGTCACCATCAGAAACTGTTTGACCGGTCTTGCTCATTGGTGTTGCAGCATCAAAGTCCACATAAAGCTGATTATTTGCAGTAGAGATAGCACTATTTGGAGGGAGTTTTATGGTCTCTAGATTTAGTGTCCCCTCAAGCGCGCCGGCGTCTAAGTGACTGAGTAAACTACCGTTCCCTTCGATGCTGTCGAACTTGAGCTTGCGCCCGAGAAGTACTCCGTTATCGTAAGAGAGGTTGGGTGTCGTCTCTACAAGCGGGGTACCAGTAGCTAGCAAGAGGGACCCAGCCTGGTTGTTCTTGATCACCTCTACTGCTGGTGGTGTGATTTCTCTCCCGTCGTGCAATTGGAACCCTTTCGCAATTACCGTCTTAGTGAAAATCTTGTTACCGCCGATCTTTTCGTCTGAGAAGTTATCGATGGCGTGGTCGATTTTATCTATTTTATTCAGTTGTTCTCTTTGCTCTACTGCCAGTCCACTTGGCGACTGCACCACGTTATAAGCCATAGTTTTTTATCCTTCTCTCTTTTAAGGCGTTCTGCAATTTTAAATAGTAATGATAAACAAAAAAGGACGCCCCCCACAATGTGAGAGGCGCCCAAAAGGTTATCCTATATAGAAAACTAAATAGAATATATCATACTAGACGATGAACCAGTGTGTGGCATCCATAGCAACCAAGCTGATAGCAGAACCAGTAGATTCAAGGATGATGGTTTCACCACCTTCAATAGAATCATCAGTACCTGCAACGATTGTGCATGTGTGGATTGAGCCAGACAGTTTGATATCAAGCTTCTTACCAGCAGAAGCTGCTGGAAGAGTGTATGTTTGAGCAGCTGTAGATAACAGAGCAAAATCAACACTCGCAGAAAGCGTGTATCCTAAAGGCGCAGCACCATACTTCTCAGTATCAGCAGCGATATCAGCACCAACGATGCTGTCAACGTAGATTGTACTCCAACGAAGCGCACTAGTACCTAAATCACGAGCAGAGTCGGTAGATGGTACAAGAGCCGAATCGAAACGACCAGTTGCTGTAATGGTGTCACTAGTAGCATCACCGAGGTCAACGTTTCCGTTAGCAACCAAAGAAGTAACAGTAGCTGCGGCTGCAGAAGCAGCACCAATAACAACTCCGTCCAGAGAACCACCGTTGATATCAGCAGTGGTAACTGTACCGAGGTTGGCACAAGTTTGCGAAGCAGCTGTCCAGTTAACACCGACTGTAATAAGTTCAGAACCATTGGTGGTATCGAACGTAAGGTAATCGGTTGCTTCTTGGCTAATGTTAAAAGCTTCAGCTGTGTTATCGGTCATATCAACTTCGATAGTTGTACCATCAGCAGAAATAGTGTCGAGAGCGATGTCACCCACGTTTGTGATGTTACCATCACCGACGCTTAAACTTGATCCAACAATAGCTGCGAAAGTACCAGCAGCGGCACTATTAGCACCGATGACTGCGCCGTCGATAGAACCACCGTTGATGTCGACAGTGGTAAGAATACCAGCGTCAGCAACAGTGCGACCAGCGTTTGTCCAGTCACTTCCCATCGAGAAGCTGGAACCATCATCAGCAGAAATGCTGTCGAGAGCAATGCTGCCAACGTTTGTGATGTTACCATCAGAAACGCTCAATGAGGAAACAGTAGCTGCGGCTGCAGAAGCAGCACCAATAGTAACGCCATCCATAGAACCGCCGTTAATGTCGACAGTGGTAACTGTACCGAGGTTGGCACAAGTTTGTGAAGCAGCAGTCCAGCCGACACCGAATGTGATAAGTTCAGCACCATTAGTGGTATCGAACTTAAGATAATCGGTTGCGCCTTCAGCAATATTAAAAGCTTCAGCTGTGTTATCGGTCATATCAACTTCGATGGTTGTGCCATCGGCTGAGATAGTGTCAAGAGCAATGTCGCCAACGTTTGTGATGTTACCATCACCGACGCTTAAACTTGATCCAACAATAGCTGCAAAAGTACCAGCAGCGGCACTGTTAGCACCGATGACAGCGCCATCGATAGAACCACCATTGATATCAACAGTTGTAAGAATACCAGCATCGGCAACAGTACGACCAGCGTTTGTCCAGTTAGCGTTCATAGCCGAAATGGCAAGAGCACCAGCGTTAGTAAGACCATAGTCGCCCATTCGCAAAGAACTACCAGTAATACCAGTAGAAGATGATAAGCTTGTACCGTTAACTTGTCCAGCACCGGAGTAAATAACTCCTTTGCTGTTTACAACCGTGCCGGCGCTAGAACCATCAACTAAGTTGAGTTCAGCAGCAGTAGAAGTTACAAGAGTATTTCCCAGTCTAAGACCCTTACTAGAGCCGTTATGTTGATAAACGTTAACATCACCGTCATTCTCCACCTCTAACATAATTCCCGAACCGAGATTATCTTTGAAGATTACGTCGCCTTCGCGAACGAGGGAGCCACTAAGTCGTGCCTCACCTACCTGAAATTTATAAGCCATATTTAAAAACCCTCCATATTATAAGTTTTGTTTTTGGCGGGATGGGTCAGTTCACCCTGACTTCACCCCAAACGATACGCGCAGTACCGCTTGCTTATAAATATGTCGCTAAGTCCTATAAATTTCTCAGAAATAACAAATATATTGCAACCACCCTCAAATCGTCAGTTATTATCAGCTAGTAACTTCAAATGAATCAAATTTTAGAATAGCAACCAGGAGCCAGAAGTGGCATAAATAATGGACGCAAGCCCATACGGAGACTCTATAATAATACTATCGAGTCCATCAATCGTATGCGAACCACTCGTTTTAATTGTGATCTTGCGTGTATCGTTGCAATTGCTTGGAGCCTTTATATAGAACACATCTCCTACCGTAGGCGCGGGGGTTTCCGGTAACGAGAGAGTCATCGTGCTCACGCTGGCTCCTATGGCTCCAGTGAAATAGTTGAAGCCTGCGGTTAGAAGAGAGCCATGCACAGCGGCTGTAGCTGTTATTCGATCCCCAGAGCCTCCGGAGCTAGCAGTTATTCCTGTTAACCTACTACCGTCTCCCTCAAAAAAGTTGGCTTTAACTCCGATGCTGGCGGTCATCTCACCAACCAGTGAGAGTGCGCTGCCGTCAAAAGTAAGATCCGATTCACAAGTATATGTGTTTGAATCGCCTGCAACATTTGTAACTAAAGAGTTATTAGTAGCGTTTGTAATCCGAGGGACGTTAATGATTGCCGAACCGTCGGAAGTGCTTAGGTTACCTGATACTATATTCTCGACAATTAAGTCGCCCGGTAAGTATTTCGTTGCTGCTATTACGGTGCCTGATAGTGTATTGTACGCCATAGTGCGTCAAAGCCCCCGCTAGAATACATACCATGCAGTGGCACCATTTGAATATAGATGAATAGCCGGCATAGAGCCGGTTAAGAGGTAATACGATGCACCGTCGATGGTCTGCCCTGATGACGCCGAAATGTGAATCGCAGATCCTGTGGTGCGATTGTTAGGATATTCATCCTTAACGATCACAACTCCGCCGCGTCCAACTGCTGCAGCACTAGGTAAGCGCAGATCCGTTCGCATATTTCCTACATTTACACCCAAGATATAATCGCCGGCGCTTGCTGTTACTTTATCAACCCCTATATGGCGGTAGTTGCCTTGGAAGGCTCCTGAAAGTGTGAGACCGCCAGACCCAGTGACATATACTCTACTCTCAGCCACAGACGCACTAAGGACATAACCTGCGCCGGCAGCTTTCCACACCGATAAGCTTCCCGTGCGGATATGCGTGTCATCATTTGAATCACCGAATTTAGTAGAACCAGTTGCATCAATAACAGTTACATCTTTGATATGCATATGACTAGCACTCAGTGTTCCTGTGATCGAGAAGGTACCAGTTAGTTGCAGTAGGTTGTGGGCGGACGAGTAAGTGAAATTGGCGGAACCAGACGTTGATGTGTCGGTGTTATCAGAGCCCGTTATATACTGTATGGATCCCGAGGGTCCATTTGCGCCGCCAGAACTAGCGGCAGATCCAGTATCCGAACAATTGATATATGCCCAACCAAAGTTAGCCATCCTATCCTACTCCTACAGAACCTGACCAACTTGGACCGTCATCCGTCGCAACACCTGCCGCGTTGATATTAGTAAGTCCTGCTACAACTGAAACAGTTCCGGTACCGGCGCCTTTAATCCAGAGTTGGCTGATCTTAACTTCCATACTGATCTCAGATGCGGCGCCAAGGAGAAAATATTCTGTACCACTTAGTCCGGCTTCCGAGAAAGCTATTTGCATGCCAACGCTAGCATGAGTATTTCTGACGGTAACCCAGCGTGTTACGTCTGGGAATGAAAGTACTGCCGCGGAAGTAGAGGTAGCACCGGTGTATGCCCAAGGTCTTCCGCTAACCTGAAATGAACCTACATTATTTATGCCGGGGGCAATGTTCCATGAATTGTTGGCCATATTATAAAACTCCTAATTTGTTACAACTTACTATAAATAGTCATTAAGTTTTTCTATTGCGCCTTCTTTCTTTGGCGCGCTGTCTTTTTTTCTCTTCTCGCAATCTTCTACGTTCTGCTCGAATTCGTTTTTCTTTTTTCGCCACAGAAGGCTTCTTGTAATAACGATTGTCTCGCATCGTTTCCAAGAGCCCCTCTTTTTTGACCTTTTTGGTGAATCGGCGAATCATTTTATCTACTTGTCCGCGACACTGATCAAGGTCAACGCTAACACGTGCTACTTTAGCCATTTTATTCCTGCTTCTACTTTATTGCTTGCCATATGGCAGATGAATTTCCCACCAAAGAACTTATATCAACACCAGAGTCTCTGGGATCTCCCAGATCTACAGAGCCTTGTTTCTTTTCCTTGGGGGCTGTTTCATAACTAGTTAGTGCTTCAGTTCCTTCGAATAGATTAACTCCATTATATGCATCCTTGCCGACCGATTCCATCATCTTGGCGCGGTGCTCTTGCAGTTTCTTCGTTGTATCGGCGGTTTTGCGGCGCATGCGCAGGTCTGCATCGAAATCTTTTTGCTTTGTTGGTGGTGCGGATTCTACAATCACAGATTGTTGCATTCCTTTTGCCACTTCTGCCACTACATTCGAGAGCAACCCTTCTTCTATGAGCACTTCGTTAATGCATTCTTTTACTAATGGCTTGATTAACTTTTTAAGATCGTTCTTTTTCACTTTGTTTCCTTACTTATGTCTTCGCTAAGTTTAAGTTTTGTATTTCCTTTTACGAATTGCGCGATGAGCCCAGCTATAGCTCTCGTGGTTTTCTTATCAAATTTAAGACGTTGTTGCATGTATGTAGCAAGTCCGCTAATCATAAATGTGCCGGCATTAGTTGTGGCGTTTTTACCTGTTAGCGCTGACTGGCGTTGAGCATGTTGAGCCTTGCGCAAATCTTGATCTGTGGCTGTCGCAGGATCCAGTCCATATCGCCTGAAATCTGTCTTGCGCTGCCCCTTGCGTACGGCGTCTACCCTTTTTGCAAATTTTGAAATGACAGGTAGTAACTGTTTTGCCTTTTCCTGTTTTTTTTCATTCATGTCGGGAGCGGTAGCATAAGCTTCTGTGGACTTGTATACCTTATCTAACAGTGCTCTTGTAGATTTTAATTGTTTAGAACTCCATCCCTGAAAGCGATCTTTTCCGGAATCGAGCTTGAATCGCCATGTTTTGAGTATTTCCTTCATCGATTTTGAAAAATATCCAGAGGGGTGATTTTCCAGAAACTGCTTAGAGAGATACCCTGTAAAGGCGTCATACTGTTGTTTTGCGAGGTGTTGGGGTGCAGCCGCGCCTTCTGCTACTGTTGGAGCTGTGCCGAATTTAATATTATTTGCTTTAAGTTGGAGAGCCACCTGTCTTTGTAGCTGTTGTGCGATTTTATCATCGAGCAAAGTGTCAGGTGGTGCGCCATCAGGTCGAGCACGATTGCTGACTGCGGTTTTGATTGCGGCGGATAAGGCGCGCAATTTTGGACGCGGGATATATGTTGGAGGGGGCTGGGGGGCTTCTCCGGGAGGAGCAGTATCTTCGGGAGGAGCAGTATCTTCGGGAGGAGATGAGCCACTCGTTGGGGCATCTCCGGGGCCCAGAGACACCATTTCACCGGGCTTTCCGTGAAGCCAGTCTGAAGCTTTGCCGGCTGCAGCTTTTGCATCGTCCCACCAGCCCTCGTCGAGTTGCCTATCTTCTGTCAGGAATTGGCGCCATTTATCAGCGATTTCCTTGTCATCTTCATAGCTCGACCAGTCGCTCATTTGTCAAGAACCTCACTCAGCAGGTGATTAATCTTATCAGTCTTGGTGAGCATATTCTGTGTGGTGTGTTCCTTTACCTCTTTCATCATAAATGCGCCCGGAGTAGAGGGTTCGGACACAAAGTCGAAGCAGATCAACTGGAAGTCGTCTTCTACAATTGTCTTACCCATTGACTCTGAAACTGATCCCATTCCTCTAGATGAAATACCGAGTTGGCAACCAGAGTTCACGAGCCCCTTGAGGATGTCTCCAGAAGGTGTATCGAGGACAAGCACTTTGCCCATAACTACAGGTCCTTCCATCCAGATGTCGATGACCATGTGGGATGCATTCTTGAGATTGATAACAGAGTCGTCTGGGTGATCTAGCTCGCCGAGCGCTCTCTTGGCTGTTACCAGCTCTTTGTATGTTTTAATCTGTGGCTCTATAACACTTAGCGGATAAGTGCGTCCGTTACCGTTTACACAGTCAGCCTCTTGAAGCTTGCCGGATAAAATCATGCCGCCTTCTGCGATATACTTTTTCTCTGCCTCGGTCAAAAGATCCTGGCAAACACCCCCTTCACAAAGAGGATAGAATTCTCTTAGTAGTACTTTCGCCATAGCTAACTACCTTTACAACATCGTCGTACGGGTTGAAGTTTCCATTTTCTAGTCCATGTATTAAACATCTTATTTCTCCTGATCGGTATTGTCCGTTGCTTGTGTTTCGGGTGCAATGTCTCTGAGTTGTTTTGCTACCGTTTTCTCTATCTGTTTGAGTATGCGTTGTAAATATGCCCTATGCTGATTTAAGTCAACGCCGGGGACTGCCGCGAGGTTTGAGAAGTATGCTTCGATTTGTTCTACCACTCCTTTCTCTAAACTTGTAAACTCTTGATCGGCATCGGAAATGCGGTCCAGTGCGCCTTGCTTGCGTGCGGCAGTAGAAGTAGCTTGGGAAGTTATCTCATATTCTTTCCCTGCTTGGGCCGAGGTTAACTCTTGAAGTATTATCTTTTTAAGTTGTGATTTAGTTATTTTCATTATCTATGTCCTTTTTTGCATATTTAATACCATCGTCGCCTATAATCATATTAAGAGTATATGACGTTCCCGATGATAACCACCCTAAAAGAAAGAAATTTATAGGTGTAACATCAAAACTAAATAGTTCTGTGTAGGGAGAAAGAAGCATTAAAATCCAGCCAACGTGAAAGCCCATGCACATGGGACAGCTAAAGAGCTTTCCTAGGTGTCCTGTGCGGGGTCTGATTGCACTAAATATATCACCGTATACTATGATCTGTGTGAGTCCGTATGCTATCAATATAAATGTTAGAAGTTCCATCTGTTTTTCCTTTTCATCATTATTGTGCCGGGTCCATCGTTATTTTCCCCGAATGTTCTCCGGATGCTAACCTGTTATCTAGAACAGCTTGTGATGTTATATTCTGCAATAAATCCCGCAGTGGCGTATTGGGGTCAATAGCAGCTCTTATTGCATCCTCTATTTTCTTTTTCAATATTTTAAACACTTCTAGTTCAGGCACAGATGGCTTATTTATGTCTTTGCCACGTGTTTCCACATCTCTCATAAATAAAGTTAAGTGATCATTTAAATCGAAATAGGAAGCTGCAGTGCCTTCTGGGTATGTACCATCTTCAAGGTTGGCGAACGCCATAATAGAAGCCATTAAAAGCTGCTCAACTACTTGCTCGGCGATTGTGCCGGCTGCGACACCGGCGCCGATTGAGGCGCCGGCGTCGGCGCCGCCGGTGACGGCGGAGGCTGCGGCACCGCCGGCGATACCGAGGATCTTGGCAGTATATCCACCGTATTTAAGAGCCATTTTTTTGAGCGTGCCAGGATCTTTTTCTTGAAAATATTTGTGAAGTTCTCCTATGGTTGTGATCTGGGCTGCATTCTCGTTTAAATATCCAGACCAACTCTCCATTATCAATTTCATTTCAGACATATCGACAGTTCCTATATCGTATATAAGTAGCTGAGTGAATAAGTATCTCGAACAAATCCGGGTCGCATCGAACCCTGTTCGACTTCTTGGGGCACTTCTCCTAGTTCTGTTGAGTGTTCTTTGTCTGGGTGAGTTAGCTCGTCATCTGCCATCGATATAAT